CAAATTGAGGCACTTGAGGTTCGCCTTAACAGCATGGAGCTTCTTATGAAGCGACCTGGTAAGGAAAATTATGAAAAATTAGTAGACGTAGTACTCGAACATGACAAAAAAATCAATCTTATCGACAAACTCTAAGATTTATCACATCTATTGGGAAGATAGATGCATTATGAGGGGTGTAGATGAAGAAGATTTCCACCCAATCTGGGAAAAACTTATGTGGACCTACAATACGGAGTTAAATTATGTCGAAATTACGCTAGACGAAGACGATAATCTGGCGATTACCGATACTTCGTACTGAAAAGCAAAAAATCGCGTCGTTGCATCCGCACGACGGGATAAATATTTGTAAAAAACATCATGGAAGCACAATTTCTATCCCTCGAAGGAGAATTTGTAATCCGTCAGGGCACAGAATTGATAGAATATCATAAAATTTCTGATATTCCCGATAAATTTGACCATTTAATTAAGTTTTTGCCTAAGTATCCAGAGCCACCGCATGATATTAACGACCATGCGTTGATGGAGAACATGGTAAACTTCCTAACTATGCTACAAGCAAGAGAACAGAAGTGAGTGTAAGTATAACTCCAGATGAAATAACGGGTTTACCCGATATAACTAGACCAAATTACACTATGAACACCTCTGTGAGTGCTTCATGTAGTGTACAGAGTCCGAATCAGTGTGCTATAACGAACGTAAATGCCACTGTACAGGGCAATCAACCGAATTTAGTGATAACACCAGGTACAACAAGTGTATCAATCACAGGAACGCTCGCAGATCCCTTCTCAGACTTCTTTACTTACGTCGAACAGGGTGATACTGACCTTAACTCTACTCCAATCACGGTAGAAAGCACTGACAACATGCCTGATGATAAGGTTTTTTACAATCTTGACCAAGATGGTAGAAATTATGTCTCTGAGTTCTTTGATATTACGGTTCAATGGGAGTCAGGACCGTTAGGTAACATGACAGCACAGACTCCCGCAACCTTCACTCTCGAATTGAAGATATATAATGAGTGGGAAGGTATACGTTCCTTCGTTTCAAATTATTATAACTAACATGCCCGCAGTAACAAGAGTCGGAGACGCAGATGTAGCCCATTGTTCTGGAATGTCTAGAGCACAGGGTTCAGGTAACGTCTTTGTGAATGGTAGACCCGTATCTCGTCAAGGAGATAAGAATACTGTTCATCTAAAACCTGGTAACCCATGTCCACCTCATTCTGCTTCTATAAGTAGTGGCAGTAGCACAGTTTTTGTAAATGGCAAAGGTTGTGGTAGAGTAGGAGATGGTTTAGGCGGTTGTACATCAGTCGCAGCAGGATCATCAAACGTATTTGCAGGTTAAATTCATTATGGCTAAATTAAAACAATCACAATGGTTAGGATCAGGGTTTATTGAGACCGTTCCTAAGAAAACAGCACAAGGAAACAGCAAGAATACTAAACATTCTGCTACTTCAAGAAATAAAGCGAGGAAAAGGTATCGTGGCCAAGGCAAATAGAATTGTAGACGGAAAAAGAAACGCAAATATACCCGTAGACATGTCAGATCACTTCTATGACCATGGAAATGAGTACTGTAGGTACTTAATTACTGATCCAAGAAGCGATAGAGCAGGAAAGAAGAGAAAACCTTTTGAAAAACGTGTCTAAATAACTTCTAGGTCGAATACGTAGGTATAGTATGGCAAAAGGTGCCTTACCAAGTCGTGCGTTTAAGGATTTTGATCTAACTTTTAGAAAAAATCCAATAACGAATGACGTTAATACATTAAAAAACGAAGAAGCAATCAAAGAGTCTGTAAAGAACATTGTTCGATACAACTTTTATGAGAAACCATTCCAACCTCAGTATGGTGGGAACATTATTGGTGCTTTGTTTGAGTTGTATGAGAATGGGCAGTCGACTGCTATAGAAGCACAAATACAAAACTGTATAAACCAGTACGAACCACGTGTGGTTTGTTATGATGTCAGATCAGAGTTCATTGAAAAGGACAATGATATGAGAGTAGAGATTTATTATCTAATTACAGGCTTACCTAACGTTATTGATAACCTAGAAGTTATATTGAAACGATAATGGCACTAACCCAAGTCAACTCGTTAGAATTTCACGAGATTAAGGCACAACTAAAAGCATATTTACAGGGGCAGTCCGAATTTTCGGATTATGACTTTGAAGGATCTTCTTTGTCCACCCTTTTAGACGTACTTGCTTATAATAGTTACTATTCAGCGGTTAATGCCAACCTAGCAATCAACGAGAACTTCTTAGACACTGCAGTTCTAAGAGAAAACGTAGTAAAGTTAGCTAAACTAATAGGATATACCCCAAGGAGTGCTAGAAGTGCCCGTGCGACCTTTACAGTGGTCGTACAGACGATATATGGCACAGGGGCGAATGGTAGAGGATACCCAGAATCAGTACAAATCAACAAAGGGGTGTTTACATCGTTCGTTGGAGAGAATGGCGAGAACTATATCTTCTCTATACCTAAAGATTTGATCGTATCTGTTAATACACTAGATGGTAAAGCAACATTTACAGATGTAGTAGCATATGAAGGAATATTCATCACTGACACTTTCGTAAAAACAGATTCTGAAAGGCAGAGGTTCATCTTAGGCAACCTTAATGCCGATACTTCAGCTATGACAGTAGAAGTATCACGTGGAACTGTCACTGATGCATATTTACAGGCAACAGACATAACAACAGTAAGTAATATTAGTAAAGTCTTCTTTTTGGAAGAAGCAGAATCAAGAAGACCAGAATTAATCTTCGGTGATGGTATATTGGGTGAAGCATTAGTCAATGGTGACGTAATTGAAGCAAAGTACCCCACATCAATAGGTACAGCACCTAATGGATTGACAGGATACTCATTTGCGGGTACTGTTAAGGACTCTAGGAACTCTCCTATCACTTCTGGCATCACTTTGACACTTACAGCAGTCCCAGATGGCGGTGCGGCTCCAGAAAGCATTGATGCTATCAAGTATTCTGCTCCTAAGTTCTATTCTGCCTTTGGTAGAGCAGTAACTACTAAAGATTATGAAGCAATCATACCTCAGATCTACCCCAACGTACAATCTATCGTTGCTTTTGGTGGAGAAGAGGCAGATCCACCAGAATACGGTAAAGTGATCGTTGTTATTAAACCTAAGAACGCAGATCGTCTGTCTATATCTGAAAAAGATGCGGTACAGAGGAAAATACGTTCATATTCAGTAGGTGCGGTGGAACCAAAGATTATGGATCCATCTGTTTTGTATATTGACATGATTTCTTATGTTTACTTCAACCCGAACAACACTAGAAGAAGTCAAGAAGAAATAAAGCAAATTATTTACCGCACATTAGAGCAATTAAACCGTTCCGCTGAGTTTAACAAATTTGGTGGCAAGTTTAAGTACTCTAAAATGCAAAAAGTGATTGATGATGCAGAACCATCCATCACATCCAATATTACTAAAGTGAATATGCGTAAAAACGTAACTGTATCTCTAAATCAGAGATTCAATTACAAAATTTGCTATGGTAACAGAATAAAAGCGGATCAATCCTCAGCAACACTTGAAACTAATGGTTTCAAACGTGCCGATGGCGGTAATCAGGTGTTTTACTTAGATGATGATGGATTGGGAACTATCCGTCTCTACTATGTTAACACAGATGGTTCAAAACAGTATATCGGTGGAAACTGGGGAACTATTGACTATGATCGCGGAGAAATTACTATTAACGACTTAGTAATTACCGATGTAGTCAACTCTACTGATAATATTATACAATTTTCTGTAGTTCCAGAATCTAATGACATTGTTTCTCTCAGAGAGACCTATCTGACATTGGGTATAGATAATCTAGTCGTAAATGTAATTGATGATGAAATTTCCAGTGGTTCAAATACTTCTGGAACAGGTGTTGTACCAGAATCAAGTTATAGTTAGTAATGCCAGCTGAGCAGTCGTCGTGGAAAGTTGCGTCGTGGGTCACACCTCAAACTGAGGTCACGGTTGACCCGATTGACGCTTCGGTTTCGCCAGAATCTAGATCTAGAGTCTCGGATAGACTTGAGGAGCAAATGCCTCTGTTTATCCAAGAGGATTATCCTGACTTTATACAATTCATTAAGTATTACTATAAATCACTGGAACTAAAAGGTAATCCAGTTGATGTAATACAGAACATAGATGAATATTATAACATAGACAAGCTTAACGACCTCGTAGAGTCGACTACAGCGTCCTCTGGGATCCCTTCTGATGCTACGGTGATAGACGTAGGAAATACTAGGGATTTCCCAAACGAAGGTCTATTGATGATAGACGAAGAGATTATATATTACAAGAACAAGACTCAAACCCAATTTAAAGACTGTGTTAGGGGATTTCATGCTACTACCAAGATAGGTACACTTAAAGAGTACACTTTTACCGAGTCTGTAGCTGCTTACCATGACTTTGGGTCTACAGTAGTCAACCTTAACAACCTTTTACCTCTATTCTTACTACAAAGGTTTAGAGATCAGTTTGCTGCGTCATTCCCTTCTAAGTTTGACCCCCAAATCCAACAATCAACAGTTACTAAGCGTCTTAAGGACTTTTATGCTTCAAAAGGTACATCAAGGTCATTTAAGTACTTGATGAGAGTGCTCTTTGGTGTAGAGTCAGTTATTGAGTACCCTAAAGACAGAATATTCAAACCTAGTGACGCATTTTACACTGTAAGGGAGATTATTCGTGCTACAGCAATAAGCGGAAACCCTGTAGAACTTACAGGTGAAGTATTATTCCAAGAAAACGATCCTAACGACGATCTTGTCAATTCCGCACGTATATACGTAAAATCCGTAGTTGAGGTGTTTACCGAAGACGGAAAGATCTATGAATTGGATGTTGACACGGAAAATGGCGATGGAAATTTCACAACTCCGTATAAGACGCTCCTTTCCGAAGATTTAAGTTCTAATCTTACGGATAATGTCGTAACAGTCGATTCTACTATCGGATGGCCAGAACAGAACGGCTCTATTCGTATAGATGATGAGATTATCAATTATACCGACAAAACAGTCACTCAGTTCCTTGGATGTACTCGTGCTAGACAAGATACAGTCAATGCTCCACATATTGCGGGTTCTGAGGTTACATCTTCTTATGAAATCTTCGGATACAGCAATGTAGACGGATCTAAGGTCAGTTTAAAGGTATTTGGCGGTACTAGGGGAATAGACATCGTAAGTGGCGGTAAATATTACTTACAGGACTCAAAAGTCACTACACCATCAGAACCAGGCTTTGATGCGTTAGATCCTATCTGGGAAAGCTTCGTATACAACGTTAAGAAGCTCTTAAACGGAACTTCTCTAGTTTTGGACGTTCCTAAGTCAGATGGCAGCGTTGTGGGAAATATTACCACTGAACAAGAGCACGGATTAAGAAGAGAAGATAGAGTTGTCATTTTAAACGCTCCAGAGGACGTATATAACTCATCTTTCACTGTACTTGGTGTAAGTAACAAATTTGAGTTTAGTATCTTAATTCCTAGCACTCCTATCCGTGGTGTAGACGTACCATTCCTAGTTACACGTGAATTTGCGAAAACTACGTCAGTTGACACATCTATACGTGTATCATTAGAAAATACTCCATCTGATATACAGAATGTCTACAGATCTTCAGAATATGCGATAATTGCGTCACCAGGTATACCTGGTCACGAAATAGGACCTTTTGACACTGAAGATCTAGATCCTGGCAACCAGAGATATCTAAAACGCATTCCTCTCGAAACAACCACTAAATCTATCAAAACTCCGACTCCTGTGGGTCAAGTTGGTATTGGTGTGAACGGAGTACCGTTTTTCTCCTATAAGTCAAACGAAACCAAAATATTTGGTGGTGTAAAGTCAATTACCGTATTAAATGCGGGATCTGGTTATGATATCACTAATCCACCGATTGTGGAGTTTGAACCGATTCATAGAAGAGGTACATCGTTCTTTATTAACCAGAGAATCAGAAATAGTCTAGGATACAGATATAAGAACTTAGGAAGCGGTAAAACCGCAGAATTGGGTCAAGAACCTACACATACAACTCCAGACCCAGTACAAGACGGTAGTTGCCTCTGGCAATACGAAGGATTGTCTGCTGAAGCTACTGTAAGCGTATCTGGTTCATTATTTGCGGTAAACGTAGAAAACGGAGGATCTGGTTATACGGAAGCTCCTACAGTTGGTATTGTGGGTGGAGATCCTACAGTTGAGGCATCTGCGACTGCTACAATCACCGCAGGAGTCGTTACTGCTATATCCGTGTCCGCATCTGGATCAGGATATCAATCTATACCTACAGTGATAGTATCTGGTGGTGGTGGACAAGGTTGTACTGCTACAGCGGTTGTTCGTGGTGGATTGGAAGCTGAAGGTATAACAATCACAAATGCGGGTACAAACTATAGCGAAAGACCAAATATCACTCTAGTGTCTGGATCAGGTGCTGTTGCTTATCCATCTATTGTAAATGGTAAGATTGTATCTATTATCTTGACATTTGGTGGTAGTAACTACTATGGTGCTCCTGATGTCGTTATTAACGGAGATGGAGTCGGTGCTGTTGCGTTTGCGAGTATAAACTCCGCTACACAGCAAGTTACCAGTATTACAGTCACTAATGGCGGTATAGGTTACACTTCAGGTAAAACAACTGTTGATATTGTCTATCCTGGTTCTGGAGCTACATTCCAAGTCGAACTACCAGTATTGACACAGAACTTAGCTGCTAGTGCGGATGAAGTTGGAGATCCATTGTTTGTATCACCTAAAGTCGCAGATGACAACAATGGTGTATCAATCAAAGGTGCTAACTTCGGAATCTACGGTGGAGAGTACGGATACTTATATAATCCCAAAAAGTTGCGTTTCTTACTTGGAGATAACGTAAGTGACACAACATACGCAGAATTAAACCCAACAAGGCATTCACCGATCTTAGGATGGTCATTTGACGGACATCCTATTTACGGACCTTACGGATACGCAGATAGAGAGAATAAGAACCCATATAACGAGATCAAGCAAATGATCAGCTCATATCGCATCAGAACGAATAGAGATGCGTTAGTTGGTGATGATTTGGCACAAATCGACAAGATGGGGACATATATTGAAGATTACGAATATGTTGAAGGATTAGGCGACTTAGATCAGTATAATGGTCGATTCTGCGTAACTCCCGAATATCCAGCTGGTATATACGCATATTTCACAGCATTAGACGGAACAACTGGAAATCCGAAGTTTCCTTACTTTGTAGGACCTAATTACTACTCTCAGGCAGAAGATGTCAACTGGAAGGGAAATGGACTCCAAAGAAACTTTACAGAAGACGCAGTTCGCTATAAACGTCCATATGTTGCTACAGACACAGCATTAGTAAGAAGAAAGAATAAAGGCAACCCAGTTGAGTATATACTCGCTATGGAGGATGCTACGACTCCTATTGTCTTAGAAAACGATGAATCCTTCATTGGCTTCGTAACTGTCGGTATTGGTTACTTTGATTACTTCCCAAGCATTCAGGGTGGTTCTGTTGACTCATTATTCGTATCTGCGACAAATAGGTACTTCTCAAGTGGATTAGACCAATATCTGATCGAAGGTCCTGGCTTTAACTATAAAGTTAACGATAGACTCATATTTGACGAAACAGGCACTGGAGGAAGTGGTGTTTCTGCTAGAGTGTCTAAAATCTCTGGATCTGGCACATCTGCGATTGTTTCGGGTGTAAATGCGACTACAGACATAATTACGGGAACTATCACTACAGATACGCCTCATTACCTAAAACTTGGAGATACTATTGATATTGCGATTGGAGACAACCAATACACTCGTGAAATGGATGTAAAGGTTATAGGCGACAAATATCACTTTAAATACTTCGATTTAACTAATTTCATCATTAGTTCACCTGGCAGAATATTACAATCTAATATCAACATTACTGGCGGTACAGGACTTACAGATGGTTCTTATTCAAATATACCTTTAATTGGTGGTACAGGGCAAAATGCTTCTGCTAATATCATCGTAAGTGGAAATACGGTAACATCGGTCTCTATACAGAATACAGGTAAGAATTATACAAACGGAGATGTGCTTACTGCTAATATCACTAACATTGGTGGTACAGGTCAGAACTTCTCTGTAGATATTGGTAATGTTAAAAAGACTGGTGGTTTAGTACAAGACGAATGGACAATGATGGCTGGTAGTGGAGGCACACCTGGCACATATACTAATGTTCCACTCGTTAACAGTTCTGCTACATCAGGTGAAGGTGCTGAGTTTACTATTGTCGTTGGTAATAGTGGTGAGGTAACATCTGTCACTCTAACGAAGGAAGGTAGTGGATATTACAACAATGAACAGTTAGATCCAGTTGTTACTAGCGATATTGGTGGTGTCAATGGATTCTATATTACTCCTACTAAGATAAATCAAGAGTTTACTGCTAGAGGTACAGCTGCCCATCAGTTAACCATAGGTGATGAGGTTGTTATCACAGGAACTAACCCAGTTGACTATGATGGTACGTTCACTGTTACAGGTATAAGCACAGGAAGAAGATTCCAGTTCAAGAAGGCAGTAGGTATTATTACTGACACTGCTATCACTACAGCATGTGTGGTGTTTGTTAAAGAACCTAAGTTAGATCTTATCAATGGTCATCTTTATAAGTTCAATACTACAGATTCATCTAACGTTGGTAAGAGATTAGAGTTTACCTTTGATAAAGAGAATACTAACGTATTCACATATAAAAATATTGTTGGATCAGAGAATGATACAGTTACTGGAGAACAAATATCAATTACTATATCACTAGACGGTGTACCTGGCACATTATTCTACTTTGATATCAATGGAGCAATCTTAGGAAGCTATCTGAGTGTAGTTAATGATCCTTTCTTAGGAGCAAATACAGTCACAGCAATTCCTAGTGTTACTACGATGAGTTTCATCTTAGCAAGGGAACCAGAGAACAATTATACAGCTGCTAATCAAATTTCATACTCCACTGACTCAATATTCCCTTCAGGTGGTATTGCTAGTATCAATATTGGTGACCCAGGCAGAAACTATGCTACATTCCCTAAATTCACGGGTGTAGAAAGATCAGGTGGTGGTGCTACAGCATTTGCTACTATCTCAGGTAAACTAGAAGACGTAGCTGTTATTGATGCAGGTATTGGATATGATGGATCTAATCCACCAGCTGTAGTTTGTTCTATGCCAGACTTTGTGGATTTGACACTAGATGAGATCTTTGGTGACTTTAATCCAGGTGACGTTATAGCATCTAAGTTAGTTCTTGACGGTGATACTGCTAGAGGTAAGGTAATCAGTTGGGATCCAAATACATCTACACTTAGAGTACAACCATTACGTAATAATCTACCAGGTGCTGCTACTCGTGGTTTCATCATGTTTACCACTGCTATTGCTGCTACTAATAAGATATTCGCAGGATCAAACCAAGCAAAGATAACAGCAGTATCAGGTGAACAAGCAAACGTTGCTGCTATCGTTCCTTCTTCAGGTCCTGAGATAGGAACTATCAGTAATATAGCGATCAATGGCGATGGAGGTAGTAATTACCGTACCGCACCAGATATATACATTGATGACCCATACTACGGTGGTGTTCTTTCACTGAGTGTCTATAGTCAGAACACAAGTGCTAATTTCACACCAGGTACATATACTGTATCACAGGAATCTGTAGCTCCTACAGGTGGTAGTGGGGTATCTATTCAAGTTATCATTTCTGCGTCTACACAGGACGTAACCACTGCTAATGTATTGGCGGGTGGAGCGACTTACTCATTAGGTGACCTTATCACCGTACGTGGTGAGGATATTACTGGTGGTACTTCAGCTGATAACTTTGTTCTTAGAGTTGACTCACTCGACTTTGTACGTAAAGCAGTAACCGCAACAACTATAGATGCTTCTATTGATGCTGTGGTTGTATCTAACTCTGGATCAGGTTTCTTATCTGCTCCTGAAGTTCAGATCTCTGGTGGTACAGGTATAGATGCTGTACTACGTGCTGAGATTATAGATGAGACTGTAAGTTCTATTGTTATCGAAAATGCGGGAACTAGATTCCAAAATCCTCCTATTATTACAATCAAGCAGGGTACTGGTAATGGTGCTTCTATACTACTCAAGTCTAGTGATCTAGGTAAGATCATCAGTCTTGGTGGAGATAATATCACGTACAATTACAGTCATGATAGAACCCTCAAACCAAGCGTTAATACAAACTATAATTTACAGCTCACAAGAACTCAAGTCGTTGACTTCTTCACTATTACAAACGGTGGTGGATCCTTCGTTACCAAACCAACAATCGAACTCATTGGTGGAGGTGGAAGCGGTGCCGTTATGGATGCTATTATTGACAACGAAGTTATTCAGGCAATTACAATAGCAAACGCGGGTAGAGGTTATTCATCAACTCCTGCTGTACAGGCAAGAATTACTCACTCATTCGTTCCACTACAATCTAATAATACACTTAACTTCCCATACGATACTAAGATACCTCTAGGTACAAAAGTTGAGTTGGTAGAGATAGATGGTACATTACCAGCTCCTCTTGTCACAAATCAGATATATTATGCTATAGCTCCTACACTTGCTAATGGTCTTGCTAGCAACCAGCTTAAGTTGGCAACAACACTAGCAAATGCCCTAGCAGGAGCATCAGTAACAATAACAAGTCCACCTTCTATTGGTAGTGGTGGTACTTCAACCTTTAACTTAACAACTACAGACTTAGGTGATGAGATCACTGTATCAATGACTCCTGCGTCATTTGCTATCGGTGAGAAAGTATACCAAGGTTCATCTATAGATTCATTCTCTGCTCAGGGTATAGTAAAAGCATGGGATTCCAAAGGTAGAGTGTTATCTGTCGAAGTAGAGGTTGGAGAGTTCGCTCTTAACCAACCAGTATTCGGTTTACAGTCTAATGCCTTTGGAGAAATCCATGACTTTGATAGATCAGTTGCTAACTTCACTGTATCACCTATCGCAACTGCTACTGCTGAGTTCAAACGTACAACTGGTATACTTGATCTTAATGATCAGCGTCTATATGACTCAGACAGATACCAAGAGTTCTCATATGTTGTTAACTCACCTATTAATGTTAGAGATTGGAAGAATCAATTCAAGAACTCTGCTCACCCAGCTGGATTCAAAGTATTAGGTACACAGGTTGTATCACAAGCAGCATTCAAGAGATATCAACGTAGATCATATTATAATGGTGCTAACCCAGATCCTAATGACTGGTGGGAGCAGAGATTTGGTGATGAGAATAAGTCATTTAATGGTACAACATTCTTCGTACCTAAACCATCTGCGTCTAACACAGGTAAGTTAGCTCGTATTGAGAACTTTATACTTGGTAAACCAGATTACACATCAACAGTTCCAACTAATATTCAGGTCGTTGGTAAACAGTTACTTGACGTTAGAAAGATTCTATCTGCTGTTGTTGATAAGATAGATCCTATCAATAAGAGAACTATCACCTTTGATGGTACAGATAGTAATGTCGTAGATATATCAAATGAGACTATTACCTTTACTAACCATGGATTGATATCCAATCAGAAGGTATCTTATCTTGTACAAGGTGATAGATTCCAAGATGCTCGTAACCTAATACTAGGTAACATAGATTATATTCTTGATACTACTATTGCGTGGTTAGAGCAAACTTATCCTAATCTAACTGATGGTACAAAACCAGATTACGATGCTACAACGTGTGCTAGAGACTTAAGACTTATAATTATCGCATGGTGTAATGATTTACGCTATGGTGGTAACCAGTTCTCTGTAGATGCTGCTGAGTCTTATATTGTTGGTGGTGCTATAGACTATATCGTTGGTGAGACAGTTGAGACAATAGCTGCTATACAGTATGCTAGAGACTTAGCCATCCAAGCGATACAGAATCTACTTCCATTCAGTGACATTACAATTACACAGGATCCAGGTGGTTGTGCTGATGTACAATCTGCTATAACTGTGTTAGCTCAAATTGTTTGGGATGCAATTGATAACCCAGGCAACGTTCCAACAAGTAATGTTGGTAACTATCCTTATATTAGAGAAGGTATAACTCTAGGTGGTTTACCTGTAGGAGAATATTATGTTACTCGTGTAGATGACAATAACTTTAAACTATCCACTACATTTGGTGGATCTGACCATACATTTGTAAGTGCCTTACCAATTACAGGTAGTAATGGATTTACTGGCACACCTTCTGCTGCGACATATGATCCTAAGACTGGTGATTTAGTATTCACAGTCTCCAGTAATACAATGACTACCAGTCATACAATTACATTACAGGCTGGTGCGTTCACCTTTACTTGTGCGGGTGATAATCATGCTACTACTCATGCATATCCACGTACAACTGACCCTGCTTATAACACACCATTAGCAATTACTAATGTAAATGGTAATGATGTAACAATCAATGTCGGTATTGCTGATACTACTGTAGACATATCATCACTATCCACAGATTCACAGCATCAACTAACTGTAGAGTTTGATGACTTTAATACAAACTTCCAGTTGAGAACTAGAGGTACAGCAACTGTACCTACAAATAAGAATCAGTTGATGGTTACTATCAACGGTATTGTACAGAACCCTTCATCCTATACATTGTCAGGTAGTACGATAACATTCCTTGAAGCTCCTATGAGGGACTCAACAGTTATCATAATGTACTTCAAGAGATCTGATATATCTGGAAACTTCCAGTTAGATCAGTTTGGTGATGTTATCACTGCCCTGAATACAACTGATGGTGTATATCAAGGTACGGGCTATACTGCGGGTACATACAACAACGTTCCGTTCACTAACAAATTATCAGACGGATCGGGGGCAAGAGGTAACATAGTTGTAACAAATGTACTTGATAGTGCTACTCTTGTTCAAAATAACAAGTTTGGTGATGCTAGAACTCTAATTCTTAATAACGCAGGAGTTATAGCAGATGTTGCTGTGGGACTGATGAATAAGTATGGTACACCCACAGACAACAAGGTAGCTGACGCAGCAAACCTCATCTTAATGAACAAAGACTTCATCGCTAGAGAAGCGGTGGATAGAATGCATCTTGATATACCATATACCATAGCTAACAAGAGACACTTTGATGCCTATAACTTGATTATGGCAAACAAAGACTTTATTGTCTGGGAAGCATACTATCTGTTCAAGACTATTGATTATCCTGGC